TTCCGAAATGTGCAAACATTATCGGGCTGGTACGGCATTTGTGTTCGGGCAACGGCAATTTGAGCGAGGCTTGCACGGAATGGGTTCTAAACTGGCTTGCCTGCCGTTTCAGGCGGCCAGCCGAAAAGCCCGCTACCGCATTGGTGTTTATCTCCGAAACGCAGGGCGTGGGCAAATCGACGTTTGGCGAGAAGGTCGTCAAAGAGCTTTTCGGCGAGTATCTGCGCCAACTCGACCAAAACGCGCTGGAATCGCGCTTCAATGCGTCGCTGCTGTTTGCACTGGTTACGATATTCGAGGAAATCAGTCCGTCAGACGAGCGGCTGAACGTCATCGGCAAACTGAAAAACATGATTACGTCGGATGTGATTATGGTGGAGCGTAAAGGGCGCGATGCAGAAAAACACAACGACTTCAATTCTTTTATCATTTTCTCGAACGACGAGCGGTCTATCCCCATCGAAAGCAACGACAGGCGGTTTATGGTCTTGTCGTGCAACCGCAAGTATTCGGACGCGCAATACGAGGCATTGCAGGCGGAAATCGACAACGGCGGAGTGGACGAATTCGCGCGGTTTCTCTATGCGCTGCCGCTGATGTATTCGGACGGTGATACGCGGCGGGCATTCACGCCGCATACCAAGCCGCTGACGACAGAAATCAAACGGCGGATGATCAACCTGAACAAACCTTCTTGGGAAGCTTTTCTGGACGACTGGTGGCGCGGCGATTTGGGCTTGCCCTTCATCTCCTGCGCTGCGGGCGATTTGTGGTCGGCATACAAGAAATGGTGCATAGATACCAAGACTTTCTATATGCAGCAGAAGAATTTTTATGCAAATATAGCAAAACGCTTGGCGGATTTGCGAAGCACGGTTACAATCCACGGACAGCCGAAAAAAGTACGGTTTTTCGCCGTGCCACATTCGTGGCTGTCGCCCGACAATCAGGAGAAGTTTCCGCCGCCGAATACCGACAAGACCGAACGTGGTTCTGAAGGGTCGGTTTCAAAGGCAGATTATTACGGCAGGCAGATAGAAGCATTTGCCCTTGCCTCGGATTCTGACCGGTTTTAGGCGTTTGGACGGGGTTGGACACCGTTTGGACGGGGTAAGAGTCGGAAAAAATCCCTTTAAAAACATCGTTTAGACCGTTTGGACGGTTTGGACAGGGTAGTTATCCCATACGCGCGAAGATATACATTTATCTTCGCGCTTTTATTTTTTCTTTTTATACACCTTGTCATATTTTGTTTTTATTTTTTTCTTCTTATACGCGGATTTTTATAAAAAAGTATGTCCAAACGGTCTAAACGATGATTTTAAAGGGAAAAAAGGTGTTTTAAAAGTTGTCCAACCCTGTCCAAACGGTATATTTCCCCGTCTAAATCTTGATTTTTAAGGTTTTTTCGAAATGTCGGTAATTTTGATATGTGGTAAGATACGGACAAGGAGATGAAAATGAAGCATTTGAAGAATATTTGGGAAGGTATGGGGCTGATTTCCTCCGTATTATCCGAGCCGAAAGCCTATCCTGACACAAGGAACGGTTTTGCACGAGACCATGCAAGACTGATACGGGACGCCCGGCGCGTTGCCGGTGAACTCAACGAGAAGGCGGAAAAGGTTTATGGCAAGCAAAAATACGCGGATTAGTGCGAAAAACAGAACGGGCAATGAAGTCAGTCTGTCGCACAGTCAGACCGACAGCCCGATTATCGATGTTGCATCATTGGAGCGGTTGCAGTCTTTCCGTCCCGATTTGGTGGATTTTGTCATCAATCAGACGCGCGAAGAGGCGGAAAACCGCCGAAAAGAGGAAAAGCGGATCGTTACATTTACCTTTATCGAACGGATAGGTGGTTTGCTGCTTGCCGCCTTTATATGCAGTTTCGGCGTTTTCGGTTCTGTCTATGCGCTAAATCAGGGTAGCGAAAAGCTTGCAATGACGATTGCAACGGTATCTATCGGTACACTTGCCGTTGCTTTTTTGAAACGAAGATAACAACTGGTTGAAAAATGCCGTCTGTTTCAGACGGCATTTTTTGTTATAATATGCGCTTAAAAATTAAAGCCCTGCGGACTCCGACGGGGCTAGGGATGGTCGGTGCGCGAAGAAATCGACTGATAAATGACTATTGATGATTTGCTTGCCCGTTGGGGCTTTTGGCGTTCGGTTCGGGATGATAACGGACTGGGTTATGCAACCAGTGCGGCAAACCGTGCAATGGCAGGTGATGCGAATACGGGCGGAACGCGTCCGTTGCTGCCTTATGGGGTGGACGCGGATTCGGTGTTTTCTGCGGTGGACAGGGTGGTGATGAAGGAATTGCCTGCGTTCCATCGGGAGGTGTTGCTGTTGCGCTATTCAGGCGGTATCGGCGATGAGTACAAGAAGGTCAGCGTCGAAAAGGCGATGGCAGAGAAGTGCGGCTGCTGCGTCCGCTTGTTCTACAAATATTTGAAAGACGCTAAAGCCTTGCTGTGCGTGGCTTTGAGTAGCAGTGAAGCGGGCAGGCTGTTAAACGGTTGTTAAAAACTGCTTGCGCTTCGTGCAGTGAAATGTTTAAATTATGGAAAACTGCGGTTTCGTGCGTAACGAGACCACAGTTTTTTTATTGTCATTACCCGTATAGGCCGTCTGAACCGCCATTCAGACGGCCATTTCTTTGGGGTGGATATGATAAAGATTAAAGCGGATGCCCGCGAAACCGTGCGCTGGTTTGATAATGTGCAGAAAAAACAATTGCCGTTTGCGTGTAGTCGAGCTTTAAACGCTGTGGCAAAAGATGTTAAGACCGCCGAACAAACGGAAATGAAGTCGGTCTTTGCTGCACCGAAAGCTTATACCGTGAATTCGGTTTTCGTCCGAAAGTATGCGCGTAAGACTGATTTAACCGCTGTTGTTGATTTTAAAGACGGTGGCCGTGGGCGCAGTGCTGCTAAATATCTTGCGGCGCAAATCGAAGGCGGAAGCCGTAGGCAGAAAGCGGTGGAATCGTTATTGATTGGCCGTGGGTTAATGCCTGCCGGAATGAAGATTGTTCCGGCTGCGGTCAAGCTGGATCAGTACGGTAACATAACGCTTGGCACGTTCAGGCGCTTGGTTGCCGGCGTGGCGGCGGGTACGCACTTTGCGCTACATCGTCAGCATGGCAAGCTTGAGCCTGGACTTTATCAGCGTAGTAAGCGCGGCAAGGTTAAGCCCTTGCTGATTTATGTGAGTGGTGCCAGCTATGGTAAGCGATTTAAATACTTTGAAACGGCAGAACGTACAGTTCAGTCCAAGTATCGTCAACACTTCGATAGGGAGTTGGCAAATGCTGTGGCAACAGCCCGTTAGGTACTTCCGCCGTCGCTGGACACGCGGGTGATTCGCGCCGCGTTTTTTGTGAAGCGACAGGGGGCGTTAGCTTCCTTACTTGGTTTTGTTCCGATGATTTTTGTGTGTGATGTGAGTTTTATGGGTGGCCTTTGTCCACCCAGTTTTTTTTAGTGTGTTTCAGACGGCCTGTCATTTTTGAATGTGTTGATATTGGGTCTGGTGGCAAGCCGTCTGAAGTGCATTTTTAGGACTTGGATATGCTGGTTAATAAAAGGCAGTTGTCCGAGATTTTAGGCGTGTCCGAACGGTCGTTGACGGATTGGCAGAAAGAGGGTTTACCCGTTGCCAGCTATGCCGACAATCGAGGACAGGCAAACGAATACGAAAGCAGTGAAGTTATCCGCTGGATGGTTCAGCGTGAAATTGAGCGACTGAACAAAGAGAAGCCGCGCGATAGACTGGACAGGCTTAAGGCTGATGCGATTGAGCTTGATATTAAAGAGAGAACGGGCGAACTTGCTCCGGCCGCGTTGTTTGAGCGCGCTTGGTCGGATCATATACTTGCTGCCCGTACCGAATTTTTAACGATGCCTGATATTTTGGCCACCGAATTGAGCGCGACGGCTGGCGTTGAAATCGACCCAGATGCCATTGCCGCCCATATTTACCGAGCGCTTGATAAGCTGGCGAACTACGGAGCCGATGACGATGCAGACAGCGACAGCAACGATGCAAGTGCAGATGGCTGATACCGTGTTGCGCGTGTTGCGGCAGGCATGCCAGAAATGGCGTCCGCCGCGTAAGGTAAAAACACGTGACTGGGCGAATAAGTACCGCTACTTGTCGAGTATTGAAGCAGCCCGACCCGGTAAATACGTTTTGGGCGTTACGCCATATCTTGAGTGGGAAAACAGCCCGCTTGACGCTCTTGATGATCCAAATGTACAAGTGATTTGCTGCCAAAAATCCGCGCAAGTCGCATGGACTTCCGGTGTATTGGGTAACTTCTTGGGCAAGACAATCGACACCGACCCTAGCCCAATACTGGTGCTATTCCCGAAAGAGGGTGCGGCCAAGGAGTACATGGACGAGAAGTTCACGCCGATGGTAGAGGCTACACCTGCCCTGCGTGAAAAAGTCGATACCCGTGCCCGCGTGCAAGGGCAAAGGCAGCTATTTAAGAAATTCCCTGGCGGTTTCCTTAAGCTGGTGGGTTCAAACAGCCCTGCCAGCGTGAAATCGTCGCCGGTGCCGATTGTGTGTGTGGAAGAACCTGACGACTGTAACCTAAACCTACGGGGGCAGGGCGACAGTATCAAGTTGGCAAAGGAGCGAACAAAAACCTACCGCCGTCCGAAAATTATTTTAGGCGGCACACCAACCATTGCAGGCGTATCAACCATAGCGGCTGAAATGGAGCTATCCGATAAACGCGTTGGTATGGTGCCATGCCATGAATGTGGCGAAGCGCACGCTTTGAGTTTTGACTACTTAAGCTGTGATGAAGACCCGAACGGCAACCATCCCGTTTTCGGGAAGAAATTGCCTGAAACTGCACATTACACCTGCCCGCATTGTGGCAGTGTATGGAACGATATGCAGAAAAACCGCAACGTGAAGCGCGGCTGGTGGCAAGCTACCGCCCCATTTCATGGCACCGCTGGTTTTTATCTGAACGAGCTTTACAGTCCGTTTCCCGGCAGTGTCTTTTCCGAATTAATGAAAAAATGGCTCACCGCGCAGTATGAGATGGATAACGGCGATGTCGCGCCAATGATTGCATTTGTCAATTCATCAATCGGCATTCCGTTTGAAATGACTAACGACGGTGTTAAAGAGGATGAGCTGGCTGAGCGTGCCGAAGACTACCCGGAAAATACCGTACCACGTGGTGGCCTGTTGTTGACAATGGGTGTTGACGTACAGCACGATCGATTGGCTATTATTATTCGCGCCTGGGGGCGCGGTGAGGAAAGCTGGTTGGTTTGGTGGGGTGAGATACACGGCAATACCGTTGACCCTAAATCAGACGTTTGGCGCAAGCTGGCGGAAATGATTTTCCAGACAGTCTACCGGCATGAAAGTGGTGCCGGTATGAAGATTGCCGCGGTGTCTATTGATAGTTCAGACGGCAATACGTCTGATGCGGTTTATGGTTTCGTCCGCGCCTGCCGCGGTTATAAGAATATCAATGTAATGGCTGTGAAGGGTAGTTCGAACCCGGATAAAGAGATTTTCAGCCGCGCCCGTGCGATTGATCTGAAACACAAAAACACCAAGGCCGACAAATTCGGCGTACAGGTGTATAGCGTTGGGGTGAGCCGTGCTAAAGACCTGCTGATTGATGAGCATGCCCGAATTAATTTAGAAGGTAGCGGCGCCGGCCGTATGCACTTTTATTCAGGCGTCCGCGCCGATTACTGCAGCCAGTTGTTGTCTGAAATCAAAGTGCCGAGCCGGATGAATAAGCACAAAAAAGTGTGGCAGAAAAAAGTAGGAGTGCGAAACGAAGCGTTGGACTGCGAAGTGTACGCACTTCATGCCGCCCGTTCGCTGGGTACGCATACCATGTCTGCCGCGCGGTGGGCGTTGTATGAATCGGCCTTGTTGCAATCCGAACTGTTTGCAGAACCAAAACCTGAAACTGATCAGGTTGTTGGATCTGAAGCCGGCCACGAAAACAGCAGCGGTTATTCGGCCGTGAACCGTCGCAAGCGTGGCGGCAATTTTGCTACTAACTTTTAAATTCTTGACACGTTGGCGGTGGCACTGCACAACGGTGAAGGACCGAGGCCGGAGAGATGTAGCCGGTACAGTCTGTAAACAGCCCGGCGGTGGCGCGTCGTTAGCAAAGGCAACTGCTACTGTTACTCTCAACCGCCGCCCGGCCTGTAAGTTATGCTTACAGGTTAGGGTGGTTTATAACCGCTTAAAACTATGAAAACCGAAATTTTAGACTACATCCGCGCCAATCCCGGCTGCACATCTACCAGTGTTAATAAAGCACTGCGAGAAGATCGAAGCTGGGCTGATTGGATTAATACGCGCAACGATATAGACAACCTGATTAAAGAAGGGTTGGTCAAATCGAGTGAAGAAAACGGTATCACTTTATTTTATTTAACGGATAAGGCCGTCTGAAATGACTATCCAGCAAATCACCGCCGATCAGCGTGAACAGCAGTTCATAGCAGAATTAGATGATGCCCGTGAAATCTTGCAGGTGCTTAAAAACGCCTATAAGGAACATGCTACCGGCCGTGGCTTGACCAAGCGCTACAAAATTAAAGACCGTGAAATGGAGTTTGTCGATTTGGCAGATTTGCTGAAGCAAATCCGCTATTGGGAAAACGAAATCCGGAAATTTGAAGCTGCTTTAGGTTTTTCAGCCAGGCGTAGCGGACGTATTATTTGCCGATTCTAGGATTACACCATGCCAACAAACAACCCAACCGTGCAAAAGCGCGGTTTTTTTGCGCGTATGTTCGGGCGCAAACAGCCGGAGCAGTCCCAGCAGGGTAATCGCCGCAATTTTGCCGGTGCAGGCCGTTTGGGTGCATTGCAATCGTGGCAGCCGCAAAACTGGTCGGCTGATGCCTTGGCGCAATCTGATTTAGACCGGTTGCGTGCACGTGCCCGTAGTTTGGCGCGAGATAACGACTATATGCGTAAATTCTTGCAAATGGTCGAAAGCAATATTATCGGGCGCGAAGGCTTCGCATTGCAGATGAGGGTGCCGATGGACAACAGCAACAGCTCCGACAGTATCGCAAACCGTGCGATTGAAGCAGCGTTTTACCGCTGGGCACGGCGTGGTGTGTGCGATGTTACAGGCCTGTTGTCATTTGCTGATTTACAGCGACTTTTAGTGCGTTCGGTAGCGCGTGACGGCGAAGCGCTGGTGCGTCACATCTGGGGATTTGGTAACGATTACGGCTATGCCTTGCAGGTTCTCGATATTGACCGTTTGGATACAGGTTTCAGCCGTGATCGGATGGACAATCTTAACGCGGTACGCATGGGTGTGGAGCTTAATGAATACAGTCGCCCGGTGGCTTATTGGTTGCGCACCAGCCATCCCGGCGAGCGCGGTCAGATTTCATCCAGCCCAAATCTGCGTGAGCGGGTGCCGGCAGATGAGATCAGCCATATTTACCTGCACGACCGACCAGAACAGCGGCGCGGCTTCCCGTGGGTTGCTTCAGCGATTGTCGGGCTGCAAAACTTGGGCGGTTATCAGGAAGCGGCGATTATTGCGGCGCGTATCGGCGCGTCAAAGATGGGTTTTTTCAAGCAAACCGAAGAATCTGACAGCTTTATGCCGCCAATCGATGGGCAAGAAGTGAATAACGGGCATGGCGGTGTTGATTTAATCGATACGGTTGAACCTGGGACGTTTCATGAGTTGCCCCAGGGGTACGATTTCACTCCTTTTAATCCAGATTATCCCCATGCGAATTATGATGCTTTCGTTAAAGCAAGCTTACGCGGTTTGGCGAGCGGATTAGGGGTTTCGTATCACTCGCTGGCAAACGATTTGGAGGGTGTGAACTTTTCCAGCATCCGTAGCGGTACCCTTGAGGAACGTGACGCGTGGATGTCGTTGCAGAACTGGTTTGCCGAAAGCTTTTTGTATGACGTTTTCGACCGTTGGATTGAATCGGCGTTGCTTATGGGGGCGATTAAGTTGCCTAGCGGTAAAGCATTGCCGCCTGCCAAGCTGGATAAGTTTAAAAACTACCAATGGCAAGGTCGCCGCTGGTCGTGGGTTGACCCGTTGAAGGATATTAAAACTCACGAAGCAGCTGTATCGCTGGCGGTTAAATCACGGCGCGATATTTGTGCCGAAATGGGCTTGGATTTTGATGATGTGCTGGCTCAAATCGAGCAGGAAAACGTGCTGATGGCCGAAAAAGGCATTATCTCAACTGTAAGCAATTCCGCTGCGGCGGTAGAGGGAACACCAAATGACGAAACACAATAAACCAGATAAAGCAGATATGCAAAACATGAGCCGATTTGCCGTATTCGAGCGTGAAACGGTGAATACCGAAAATCGTACGGTCGAAGTGGCATTTTCGAGTGAGGAGCCGGTAAAACGCTGGTTCGGCGATGAAGTATTAAGCCACGCGCCCGGCGCGTGTGATTTGAGCCGTTTAAACGATGGCGGCGCGGTGCTGTTTAATCATGCTTGGGATAAGCATATCGGCGTAATTGAACGCGCTTGGATTGATTCCGACAAAAAGGGCCGTGCATTAATCCGATTTGGTAATAGCGCCCGTGCTGCGGAAAAGTGGCAGGACGTGCAAGACGGCATCCTGCGCCATATTAGTGTTGGCTACCGTGTTAATGATATGGCATTAGATAATCCCGAAGCTGATTATGATGATTATCGATACATTGTTACCAGCTGGGAGCCATACGAAATCAGTTTTGTAACCGTGCCTGCCGATACTACGGTTGGTGTTGGACGCAGTAACACGCCTGAAGTAACACAATTGCCGGTAGAACCGGAAACCCAAAATCCTGAACCTATTGAAAAAGGAAACCGTAACATGGATAAAACCCAAAATAAGCCGGCAGTTGTACCTGCCGAACCAACCGATACCGCTGAACGCGGCATGCAAGCCGAACGCAGCCGTGTAAGTGAATTGCTGGCGATTGGCCGTGCATATGCGGCGCATGGTGGCATTGAGGCCGCCGAAAAAGTGATTGCAAGCGGCGGTAATGAAGCGAATTTGCGCGCGGTCATCATGGAAAACATGAAAACGCCCACTACCGTAACATCGGACAGCATCGGTATGAACGCTACCGAAAAACGTGAATTTTCGTTGCTGCGAGCAATGGAAGCTGCGGCCACAGGCAAGTGGGAAAAAGCAGGTTTGGAGCGTGAAGTATCCGCTGAGTTGGAAAAACAGCATGGTCGTAGCGCAACCGGCTTCTTTGTGCCTACCGATCTGATGGCACGTGCATACAGCAAAGGCAATGCAGCCAACGGCGGCAACACTATTGCCACTGATTTCCGTGATGACTTGTTTATCGATCTGCTGCGCAACCGTCTTGCTACCGCCCAACTGGGTGCTACCGTATTGGATGGGTTGGT